CTTGCCGCGGTCATCATTTCTCTCCCTGCGCCTCGCCACCTCTTCCTCCAGTATATTCCCAACACGTACACGTCTGGAGGCGTCGTGTCCTACATGGGTGCCGGCATTCTGGGTCTGATTGCCATCTCCATCGCTTACGTTCTCAGCACGCTCTTCAGCGTTCTTATTTAGGAAGAATACACATACTTCCGCAATCCATACTGCTTCATACATTTCTGAAGGAACATCTCGCAGTCTTGGCACGGTTTCGAGTTTCTTAATTCCCCGCTCTTATTCAGACGAACAACTTCTAGCGTACATCCGCTCAGTTGTGAAATATCTCCAAGACGCTTCACAACTGCCCGTTCCGCATGCATACTAAGGTCTGACCATCCAGAACCTCGACACCGAGTTCCAAGAACGTTCCTTGCTTCCGCAAGCACCTTATTCCTCCTTCGTATTGTTGCGACATGAAACTCGGTATTATGAACCTTCATAAAGTCCATCATTTTAAGATAACATCCTCATATCTTCGCTCAAAAAATCCGTTTTAAAACACCGAACAGTATAGAGACAATGAGTCACTTGGTTGATATCTGGTCGTCGACAAGGCGATACTCAAAAGGTTACGTCAACGACCCGCCGGCAAGGATTCATCCGCGAATCATGTTTGGACCCGGATGCTGGTTAGAGGATCCCGAATTCTTAAAAGAGAATTCCATTACTCACGTCATCAATTGCGCATTCGACGTGGATTCCCCCGAATGGTTCCGAAAGCAGAACCCAGACAAGTATGCGTGCTTGAACGCAGTAGATAATCTGGATGCGTTCATTATACGATGGTATCCGAACTTTGAGACGACAATGCAACTATTCCTCCAAGACCCGCAATCTAAAACAGTATACGTCCATTGTCAATGTGGAATCAACCGCAGCGGGTTTCTGTGCGTCGCATATGCCTGCAAGAAGTTGGGGTATCCTTACAAAGACGTCATCAACAGCATTCTGAAGCAGCGCCCCTGTGCCTTGACCAACCCCAAATACCGACTCCAAGTCTACCACTTTTGCAATCATTAATACTTTCACAGGACACTCTCCATCCATTCATATGGACAACGTGTTCCGAACCAAGAAATATCGGGATATGCCGTTGCGTGCGAAAACGCATCCGCTCATCACTGGAACGCTTGATTCCATCCATCAATCGATAGTGACGTCGTTGAAGGACACGAACGCAGAAGATCTTGAGGAGCGCGCATCGGTTCTTCGCAAATCAATTTCTGAATTACAGAAGTCTGCGCTACTAGAAGACATCCTTGAAGTTTCCAAACTCACATCCGAACTGGAAATGATTGAAACGACTTTGAAAGAATCGAATCCTGTGGAAACCTATTACTTGAAGAACGTCGATATCATGATGAAATATTACGGGACGCAAGAGAAAGCACAGATTGCTTCGATTCCCGGCAATAACAACACGTTCCTCAAATATTTGAATGCGAGTTTATCTACAGAATCTGCCGTTTCCAAGAAAGGGTTGTTTGATACGTATGCCTCGCGCATGAAGTTAAATACCGTCCAACCTACAGAAGTCGATCGCGCGGATTCCGTGGAGCACTGCTTGTCGTGTAACGTGGCAAGAGAGGAACTGAGCGCCGAAGGCGTTCTTGTATGCCCTCTGTGTGGGTCAGAAGAACATATGTTAGTTGTCTCCGATTTCCCCAGTTTCCGCGATCCGCCAAAAGATAGGAACAACTATGCCTACAAGAAGATTAATCACTTGAACGAGATTCTGAACCAGTTTCAAGCAAAGGAATCTACCATTATTCCGGTGGAAGTCATGCACGAAGTCGTGTGCGAAATCAAGAAACGCAGGATTCAGAACATTGCGGAATTGACGGAAAAGGATATGCGCGAAATCCTTAAGAAACTCACTCGGTCCAAGTTTTACGAGCATGCGACGCATATCCTGTCGCGCTTGAATGGTAACCCGCCTCCGACCATCACCCCCGAAATAGAGGAAAAGGTCCGTGCGATGTTTCAGGAAATTCAGGCACCGTTTCTGATGTATTGTCCGGACGACCGGACGAATTTCCTTTCGTATTCTTACATTCTGTATAAGTTCTTCGAATTGCTGGAACTAGACGATTACAAGGTGTATTTTCCCTTGCTAAAGTCCAGAGACCGATTGATTGCCCACGACGAAATCTGGAAGAAGATTTGCGATTATTTGAAGTGGGAGTTCATTCAGTCCGTTTAGCGGCGACTCTTGAGGAGTCCCTTGAGCACGAAGGTGTAGAGAAGCGCAAACACGAGCGCGTGGGTGGCCGCGACCGTGAGGGTGGAACCGCCAGGGGGGAGGGACACCACGACGCCGGGGGTCAGAACAAAGAACAGGGCCGCAAGGACAAGGAGTTTGGCGTACATTTTTATAATTCAACGCAGAAAATTTTAGATATTGATTTCATAGTCAGTCTTTGATAAGAATTGGAATAACCCTGGAACTTTTCCTACCCCGCGACCGTAACTCAGGTCTCCACCCTTGTAACATAAATAAGGCATTCCTGGAACATGACTTGGTAAATCCTCGGGACATTGCAAGTAACAAAGTCCATCTACCTTATCTGTGTGGTCATCTCCTCCACCTGGACCAGGGCATATACCTCCGTGATTCAAGCGACCTTCTACGTTTCCACCACGACAACGCCAATGACCCGGGTCCCATACCGGTTTCCACGCGTCTCCGCTGCACGAGATTGGTTCATGACACACTAGACCCCAATCTTCCCAACCATCTGGACAAGGTTCAAGACCAACGGGAGTCCCTACACCTATATTGTGTGTGTCTGCCCAACATACTGGTCCGATTCCGTGGTATCCATCTCTGCATTTCGGATAGCACAATCCGGCATCGTATTCCGGTTTGTCTTTTGGACACGTGTCTGGGGTCATGGATGCTAATGCTGTCCCGCCGACTCGAACTTGTGTCCATGACAATCCGAACAACTCGAACTCGCCGGTGAGTCTGTCTAACCAAATATTCGAAGCATTCAATGACAAATGCTCATACACAGGTTTCAAGGTATACCAGATAAGTATACCGAGTAAGACCCACGCCAAAATAGCGACGAGGTCCATTATGAGTTGGTGTGATATTTTCACACGACAAACATATACCTAAAAACTATGTGGGGAACCCATCTCGTTGTTGACGTTGCTCGTTGTGCGCCTCACACGATTCGTTGTCATGCCAACATCCATAAATTTAGCGCTGAACTGGTGAAGAAGATTGATATGGTCGCATACGGTCCTCCTCAGATTGTCATGTTCGGAACAGGAAACAAGAAGGGATATACGTTAGTTCAACTCATCGAGACATCCAATATCTGTGCGCACTTTGTAGAAGAGACGAATGATATGTACCTAGATGTGTTCAGTTGTAAGGAGTTTGACCCTCACGTGGTTGTTGGTGTTATTTCCGATTACTTCAAACCTGCCGAGGTCAATACTCGTTTCCTTGTGCGCCAAGCACCTGAACTACGGTGAAAAAGTTCTAGATGATTTTTAGATTTTTGTTTTTATATTACCAATCGTAGTCCTCCTCCAGGATACGCTCATACTCCTCCTCCAACTCGTTCTCGACATCCGAGATGTAGAACGCGGTGTTCAGAAGTTCGGGTCTAGCATCATACTCCTCCAACAGTGCGAAGATATTATCGCTCTGCTCGAGCAGGGTCGACTCAACCACCATTCCTTCGGGCGGAGGGTTTCCAATCGTCACATTCTCAGGCACACCAATCTTTTCGCAGATCGTGGACCACAGCATTTTATTCTACCTTGTGCTTTTTGGGCGGGGGTGCGTCGGTAATGAGTTCGTCGGTGTCTCGTTCACGTTTCATGATGCGTTCTAATTCTAGCGCAAGTAAAATCCGTTTTCGATGGCGTTTACACCATTGACGGTATTTAACTTAAAATGGACCTTGACTTCTTGGAGATAGGCACCTCGGACTGGGAGACATTATGTCAGGAATGTGCTGATACTGAAACGGGTATGTCAGTGGAAGCAGTGAAAACTTACATTGATGCGCTGCCAAACAGATCGAATGTAATCAAGGTTCACGCAGCAATAACCGCGAACAGAACTTCTGAAACTATTGATGTCTACTATATTCCTGAAAACGTTATCAAACAGTTGGGGGTGTGTTGGTGGGTTAAAGGATGTAACTCAATAGGAACTTATCATCCTTACCACAGAGGGTACGAGAAGTACGTAACGATAGACAAGGTTCCTCTTTTGAATATTGACGAATTACTGATATCTCACAATATTAGGGGAATCAAGTATTTGAAGATTGACACTGAAGGTCACGATTGTGTTATTATGGATGGACTTCTTGATTATTTACTTACTAAACCGAAGGAGTATTACCCTCGAAAGATTATGTTCGAGACAAACCAGCACGGTGATACACCAGAAGTTGATAATGTCATAGCAAAGGCAGGTAAGTGAGGTTATATTCTAATGTACCGTGGATTCGACACAATTATTGAACTTCCTAACTGACCGGTCCATAAATATCCGATGCCACACGACAATCTCCATTCTTACCCTTCACGGACCCGGTCGGGCAAGGCGCGTCCTTCTTCGTGTCGGGATGGTTCTCGAAACGTTCGAGCAGAGGGCGAATATACATGTAAATAAAGTAGTTCGCGACCGTGAAATATAAACTGTGAATCACTGCTTGTTCCAGCAGACTTCCTCCTGGCGGAATGCGTATATGAACGCCCGGCACGAGTATCATGAACAGAAGTGCTTTCAGCAACAAATTTACCCACATCTTTGTTTTAGGCGTGTGATTTTACGCGAGACTGTAGGTGGGTCCGCCAGTGGCTACACAGTCTCCGCTTTCTGTCTTACTATATCCGTTTGGGCACACCTCGCCGTAATTTCCAAATCCCTCGCGCGCGCGCCAGTATACGTGCATGACGAACGAGGTGACGAGCGAGAACAGAATCGCATGGACTACGAGGACAGTTGCCTTGGTTCCGCCAGGAGGAATGCGCGTCAAAACACCAGGCACGAACGCAACAAAGAGCACGGCACCAATAATACTACTCACGAGGTCCATTTACTCATTTAGGTCCGAAGATTTCTTCGCGCACGAAGAGCATCCAGGTTTTGCCACCTGAATCTTCGAATACGTCACTGCGACAAACGCACCAACCGCAATCAGTGTCAGAAGTATCCACGTCCAGTTCATTTATCTGAACATGAGTTTTCATTCAGCACGCAAAGAACACACAGATGGGCATTCCTTTTTACTTTGCCAGTTTAATCAAGTCCCACAGAAGCATTACTCGCACCGTGAAGCAAAGATTGGATGTGGATGTTCTTGGCGTAGACTTCAATTGCCTTATTCATCGGTATTTGAAGGAGGATAATCCTGTAGGGTCTGTCGTCGATGCCTTCGCCCACATGCTGGAAACCGTGTGCCGACCGAAACACCTTCTGATTGCAATGGACGGTGTAGTCCCATACGCCAAGATTGTTCAGCAGCGGTATAGGCGGATGCGGATCAAGACAGAAGACGATAAGGGATTTGACCGTAATCAAATTTCACCGGGGACGCCGTATATGCGCGACCTCGAGAATGCTTTGCGTGCAAGGTTTCCCTATGCCACGATGAGTTCGACACTCGAGGAAGGCGAAGGCGAGCACAAACTATTTACGATGCTGCGAACTCTGCCAGAATCCGAGCGCCGCAACGTATGTATTTACGGTCTGGATGCCGACCTGATTCTCATTTGTCTTCAGCATTTTTCCGTAGCATCCGAAATGACTTTGCTTCGAGAGAGCGCAGAATTCAATGACCCGAAACTTGCCTCTGCCGAATTCGCAGTCCTGAATATTGCTGTTCTCATGACTCAAATCCCTCTCCCGATTCCTCAGTATGTTGCACTCATGGTTTTGTGTTTCGGAAACGATTTCATGCCGAATCTTGCCATGTTTTCGCTGCGTGAAGGGGGGTACGAGCGTGCTCTTGAAGTCTATGAGAAAGCAAGGAATCCCGACTTATTCACTTTTGAGGGACGCGATGCGTTTTTGGACGTTGCGGAAAGAGATGAGTTGAAAGTCATCAAGGAACGCATTGCTCTGCGTCGGCGACCCGAAGAAAAAGGACTTATGGGACGCGACGGGTCCATGTTTTACCGCCAATACTGTCTCCATAATTTGGACGGGGTTCAGAATACTCAAAAAGTAGTTGAGTCATTCTGGAAGACGTTCCATTGGACTTTGCACTATTTCCAAACCAATACCCCTTTGAATTGGGACTGGGTGTATCCGTATCCCGATGCACCTCTTCTCAAACATATTCTGGAATATCCCGAAACGACCGCAGAAAAATGTCTGCGCACGTTTGGAATCACACAGCAACTCCAGTTCATTCTACCTGCCGTATCCCTACGCGCCTCCAAGAAACACGTCAAGTTCCCTGACGAAATGCATTCTGAAACAAGGCATCCGTGGATGAAACGCCACGATTGGGAAATGA